TTCAACCAAACCTGCGGGTGGTGGGGGGACTGATCCTACTTGCGTAATGCGATACATGGAAGAAAAAGCAATCAAGCCTGAGGCAATCATCATGCTGACTGACGGCTACATTGGTAATTGGGGAGACAAGTGGAATGCACCGATTTTATGGACTATTGTTGGGGGCAACAAGGAGTATGCCCCTGTGGGTAAAACGATACATGTTAAGGACTAATCCTATGGCTAAAGTAATTGTTGAATTTGGGTATGACAAAGCGTATGTGATGGAGGCTGACAAAGCCCTAACATTGTTAGATTTACTGAAAGATGCAGAGGTATACAAAGAGAATTGGAGATCGAGTGATAAGGGTGGCAACACCTTTCACATCTACCCCCAAGAGAAAGAGTTGTGCAGTATGAAAGTATTGAGTAGCAATATGTATTCAATGGCAAGACTAGCAGGCAAACCTGAAACAAACTAACAAGGAGAATCAAATGAGTATTTCATCTAGTGCGGTATTGGTAGAACTAAACATAAGTGTTTGGACTGCCAACAAGTTGGACAAGGGTGCAACCGATAGTGTGCTTGCGAGTAATAGTGCAAGCAAGGACTCAGCACAAGTGCGTAAGAACTTAATGGCAGGAACGGACAAGCGTAAAAAGATCTCTGACTACGCTGCTAAGGCTAGGCTCTACCACAATCAGACTACGCTGTCGTGGTCGGACAAAGGTGCGAGGCTACTGCCTACTAGCCTATTCATGGACTACAAGTCAAACATGAATGTGTATCAACAGAACATGAACACCATGATCGAGGACTTCTATGCAAACTATGGAGACTTAATCGAGTTATCTAAACATCATATGGGCGACTTGTTCAACCCTTATGACTATCCAAGTATTGAGGAGTTGCGTAGCAAGTTTGGATTCCGCTTAGTGTTCTCTCCGTTGCCCGAGGGTGGAGACTTCCGTCTTGACATACCCAAGGCAGACATGGACGAACTAGGTCAGCAGTATGAGTCAGCATTTAACGACAGACTCAAAGATGCTATGCGTGAACCATGGGAGAAATTGCATAAGACTCTTATCCATATCTCAGAAAAGCTAACCGATATAGAGGGCGATGACGAGAGTAAGAAGAGGTATCACGATACCCTGATTACCAATGCTCAGGAGTTGTGTGGCTTGCTTACGCATTTGAACGTAACGAAAGACCCATTGCTTGAGAATGCTCGCCGTTCCCTTGAACTAACAATGTTAGGGGTAGACATTGAGGCAATCAAGGAAAGCCCTGATGTGCGTAGTAGCGTAAAGGCTAAGGTCGACGACATTCTTAAGAAGTTTGATTGGTAAGGAGATAATTAAATGACATATGTAAACATTGAGTTGAAAGAGCATGACCGCTTTGGCGATGGAATCAAGAGGCAGTCCATGATTGACCCATTTCTCAAAGACCTAGTAGAGCAGTTGGCTTTGAAGTATCCGCAGTGGACGTTTGTCGAAACTAGTTCTACCGCTATGGCGACAGACAAAGTTATTCATGCTCACCGCTTTGACATTAAAGACAAGCGAGAAGTTCTAGGTTCAATCGACAAGGACTACGCTAGTGGTGGGTATCGATATCGTATTGATAATCACCGCATTCAAGGCATGCGTGAACGTGGTTGTGGTATGAAAACGATTCACCTTAACAAAGCACTTAAGCATGTGGATAAGTTTTTTGGTAGAAAAAATGTGGACGAAAAGTTTAAAGAGGCTAAGGACAAAGTTAAAAACACAATAAATCAAATAGATAACGAAAAAGCGTGGGCATTAAAACATTCATGGAGTGCGTTAGAACAACAAGCACAAACTTTTATATATAGTAACTACGAAGAGTTTACTGCTAGTGTAATAACTCCAGGTGCTAGAGCAAGCGAAGCAATAAAAGAGTTACCTAGTAAACTTAACGAGCATCATGCAATGCAACATATAGATTCTATGTTTAAAAACAACAATGCTTTTATTGTGTTCATAGATGGAGTAAACTATTCTGTGCAAAAGGGCGAAGACCCTTTGGAAATAAAACAGAGTGCTGAGTTGCCTGACTTTATTCGTAGGGCAGTAGGGCTACTTAAATTAGTTGAAGATAACCAAGTGATTAGTGATGTAGGTTTGCGTGTTAACGAAACTACTTTCTTGGTGTTACCTAACAATGTTAGTTAAGGAGTAAGTATGTTTAATAAGAAACGACATGTATTTATAGTAAATGATTCACCTAGACAAGAAAGGATAACGTCTATGGCTTTGGATAGGGACTCAAGATTTAAATGGACTGCTGGTGCTGACGTATTAAGAACGTGGAAAAAGCATGGGTTTGTCCCACCTACTGAGTATCGGGAAGATTATTTGTTCAAACTAAATCGTGAGGCTAATAAACCAAATGACTGAACCAATAAAAAGAGGCAGGGGCAAGGGGGTAAAGCCTGCAATGGTTTACCTACCTGTTCGTATCAGCCAAGAAGTAGCAGAGTTTTTCAATGCTTACCCTAACAAGAGTGCAAAGATTAGGGAAGTATTAGCTAATTATGTTCAACAAAACGGAGAAACAAATGAGAAAGAAACTCACCAAAACCAGTAAAGTAATACAGTATGTTAAGAAGAACCCAAAAGCAAAGGCTAAAGAAATAGCACAAGCAGTAGGAGTTCCAACTAGTAGCGTGTATCAGATAGCCTACAAAGTGCGAAAGCAAATGCGTGAGGGTATGAACAAAGTGCCTATGACTGCTCTATCGCCTAAGCCTGCCGCACGTAAATATGTTAAGGGTATGAAAGTAATAGCAATCTCTACGAGCAATAAGAGTATCCATAGCAAAGCTGATATGGTCAACCACCCACCGCATTACAAGGCAGGGGGTATTGAGACAATTGATTTTATCGAGGCTAAGAACCTAGGGTATAACCTAGGTAATGTAGTGAAATATGTAAGTCGTGCCGATTTAAAAGGCAATAAGTTGGAAGACTTACAAAAGGCTAAATGGTATTTGGATCGGGCTATTAGTAATCTTAGTAAGACCTAACAATGTTAGGGGCAGTTTTGATTACAGATAGAACTTAGTAGCCTTGTAGATGCGAATGGATTTTATCTTCGGCTAGTTTGCCCCAATACTTTACGGCTAGCTGAATCCTTGTTAACTCTGAGGGTGGCAGAGAATCTACATCTCCACCCAATTTTCTCCTTGACAAAGTCCAACACCATGCTATTATGGTGGCATGGCACAAACTCCCGAAAAGAAAGTTAAAGATAAAGTTGTTAAGCTAATCAAGGCTTACGGCATTTATTATTTTTTTCCTGCAACGCATGGCTTTGGTCGCTCAGGTGTGCCCGATATCATATGCTGTGCTAAGGGTAAGTTCATTGCCATAGAATGCAAAGCAGGCAACAATAAGCCTACTGCACTACAAGAAAAAGAAATGGCAGACATCCGTAAAGCGGGTGGACATGCCTATGTAGTAAACGAGGAGAACCTAACATTGTTAGGTGCAACCTTAAGGAGCTTACTTTACGAGGAGGATATTGATGGCAGATGTTGACATAAACAAAGGTGTTCAGATATTACTTGAACGCATGAGCAGTAACCCTGATGAGTTTATCCCTACCCTAAGAGATGGGTATCCTGCAAAGTGGCGAGACATTCTTCTCTCTATCGAGATGCGAACCAATGGGGGTAAGGAATACAAAGACCAGCTATCTTTTCTAAACGACAAAGAAATCAAAGCCCTATGGGAGAAGATGCAGAGCCTGCAGGGCGAGCTGTTTACTAAAAGAGTTATGGATACCCTGTTACGAGATGCCCATGATTATGAAAGATTTGAAACCATAAAGCAGTTGCCCCTACTGCTAAAGGAGTTGGAAAAGTATGATCCTGCGGAACTATCATTGCTTTCTCGGCGAGTTACAGGCGGTAGCCCCAAAGGCAAAAATTGAAAATATTTTGTTTGGACTTTGAGACTTACTACTCTCAAACCTTTTCCCTTAGCAAAATTACCACGGAAGAGTACGTCCGTAGCCCTGAGTTTGAAACCATCGGGGTAGCGGTGTGCGAACAAGGGGGCGCTCCCATTTGGTTTAGTGGTACTAAAGCAGATACAAAGGAGTTCTTGGATAGCTTTGAACTTGACAAGCATTTAGTGATAGCCCATAACGCTATATTTGATATGGCTATTCTTAATTGGCAGTTTGATATAAGACCCAAGGGCATTGCTGATACCTTATCTATGGCAAGAGCCATACATGGGACTGAGGTTGGCGGTAGCCTTGCCAAGCTAGCCGAACACTACGAACTAGGGGTAAAAGGCACAGAGGTGCTACAGGCACAAGGCAAGCGTCGGATTGACTTTAATGCACAGGATTTGGCACAGTACGGCGAGTATTGCAAAAACGACGTAATGCTTACCATGGGTTTGTTTGAGAAGTTAAGTGCAGGCTTTCCTCCTAGTGAGCTACGACTTATTGACCTGACTATCCGTATGTTTTCCGAGCCTAGCCTATGGCTTGACGGCAATATATTGTACGACCACCTAAGTGATATTCAAGTTAAAAAGCAACAATGCTTAGAGTTTTACGCTAAAGAAGATTTAATGAGCAATGACAAGTTTGCTACGTTGTTAGAAAACTTAGGTGTAGAACCACCCACTAAGATTAGCGCTACGACAGGCAAAGAGGCATGGGCATTTGCTAAGACTGACGAAGGGTTTAAAGAGTTGCTTGAGCATGAGAACGAAAATGTGCAAATTCTTGCAACAGCGCGTTTAGGGGTGAAGTCAACCATTGAAGAAACAAGGACTGAGCGCTTTATAGAGATCTCGCAGCGAGGCTTATTCCCCATACCACTACGCTACTATGCAGCTCATACTGGTCGTTGGGGCGGTGATGACAAGGTTAACCTGCAAAACTTACCACGAGGCTCAACTCTTAAAGACGCAATTATGGCTCCTCCCGGGCACGTCGTTGTGGACTCTGACTCTAGTCAAATAGAAGCAAGAACGCTAGCGTGGCTGGCTGAACAAAACGATTTAGTAGACGCATTTGAAAGGGGTGAAGATGTATACCAAATCATGGCATCGTCTATCTATAACAAGGTAACTGAAGAAATTAGCAAGGACGAAAGGTTCGTTGGCAAAACGACTATATTGGGGTGTGGCTACGGCATGGGGAGTACGAAATTTAAAACACAGCTTAAGACGTTTAATGTGGAGATCGAAGAAGAGGAAGCCACTCGTATTATTAAAGTCTACCGAGAAACTTATGATTGGATACCCCAACTATGGAATCAAGCAGGAAAAGCATTAGATGCAATCCTTAACAACCAAACTGCGCCATTAGGTAAAGCAGGAGTCCTTGAAGTAGAAGGTAGAAAAGGCATTCGCTTACCAAACGGACTGTATGTAAAGTACCCCAACCTACGTAAAATGCGGAACGAGCAGGGTAAGGACGAGTATGTGTACGACACCAGAAAGGGTAAAGCAGTTGTGCTTA